GCATGCTTACATCATCATGTCGCTGTCGGGTGTGGGTTCACCGCCATCTGAAGCACTCCCGTCACCCGCAATGCCTTCCGGCTCCGGAACAGCCGGTGCGCCCAGCAGTTCATCCAGAATGGCATCCACTTCTGCATCAAGACGCGACTCAAGGTTCTGGCGGAGTTTCTGTTTCAGTGCGCTCAGGACTTCTTCAGAGCGCAGGACTTCCTTCAATGCTTCAGCAGTGACCAGGGGTTTTACTTCTGACATAGGATTTTCTCGCTGAAAGGGGTTATTAAGGAGTAATGGGCTCTTCGGGTTTGCTTCCGGCTGACTGACTGGCGCTGATTTTCTCTGCGGCCCTTTTATCAATCTGCCTGCGCCAGAAATCGCGCACTGCCCTGTACCCACCTGAAAGAAGATACAGCACACAGACCGCCGTACAGAAGTACAGCATCACCTGATGAATAAATATCATAATTTCTTACCGTTATGGTTGACAATGAGAACTGTTTTCATTTAAAAAACCAATGTACGAAAGCATCTTTTCTTTATTTTCTCCATGGGTATTACCACCGCCAGCTTCCATTCCTGCCGCTGGCGGCTTTTTTTAGCAATTATGCGGCTGCTCCAGCTTTGTTTGCTTTAACTTCCACCGTATCAATAAGTACAGGGTAAGTTTCAGCAGTACCTGTAATATCCGTAATGACAAACCTGTTGAGTTCATTAGCAGTATTGGCCCATTTCACCAGGTCAAACGCCTGTCCATCCACGCCATCAAACACCGGAGTAACATTAATGCTGTTACTGCCCTTAAATTTAAATGCAAGCGTATGCCAGTCATGGTCGAATGCGCCAAACGTGCCAAGTTCTTTTTGTTGATTACCTGTATGATGGTATGCAACATCAATACTGGCTTTATCTGTCTGGACAAAGAAAGAACTCAGATAGCCTTCACCACCCTCACCCGGCCATTCCGCTATTCGCCAGTACAAACCAAAGGCATACTTGTTTCTGGTTGTTTCAAGATTGACGTTTTCAGGGATTTTAAACCGGACAGCAATTTCCCCGCCTTTTTCCAGTAACAGTTTTGCCTTGTCTGCAGCAATATCACAGTACATTGACCAGGATTTCGCGCTGTTATTTTTCTCAATTCGCAGAGCTTTATTGCCGCTGTCATCAACCAGTGTGCGTCTGCCATCCATACCGTCCCAGCCATAAGGTTTCAGCTGATTGTCCGAAGCTTTTTTGGCATCGTAGAGAATGACAGACTCCGAAGTGGCAACCGTATTTTCTTCATTATGAGCTTCAGAAGCTGGCGATGAAGAAGATGTTGGCGCCTCTTCCGGTGCTGTTACTTCTGTAATACCATTCACAAAGGCAGATGATTTACCTGCATAGGTTACAATTGCTGTTGCCAGTCGATCCGAAACGATACCTCGACGAGCCCATGAGCTAAAATGGCTATCTCTGTACTGTGACGTCCATGTTGTTGAACTATCACGCCATCTGGAGCCATAATATCCAATAGCTTCAATATCCGGGTCTTCCTCGGGCTTATTGGTTGTAACATTTGCATTATTTTCATCCGTCATAAACGGAACAAAATAAATAGCCTTATCCGTTTTCCCTTTGTAACCACCGTACACAACTTCATATTGAGACGCGTATTTGGTTTTCCAGTAATACGTGGTATCGCCGCAAATCCAGGGGACTTTCGCAGCACTACCATATACGCATTGAGCATCATATTTCTCTAACTCAGTGCGGAAACCTTCAACCATTTTCAGGAAAAGTGCATTGTGTTCTGCATGTTTTCCGGCAGCCATATCTGCCTCACCCTGCATCCAGACAACGCCAAGAAATACGTTCTTTTTGTTTTTGTCTAATGCAGCTTTGGTTCTGGCAACCAGATCTTTATATAGAGGTGTCCCAAGCCCCCATTTTGATGATGCGTCGATTGCGCCAGAGGCTTCATAATACTGTCCTTCTGTTCCGGTACTAAAGCCTGATCCGCCACGTCCACAAGGGACCAGCAGAATACCTGCATTAGCAGGGATAAATGGCAGTAGTTTCTTACCAATATGCAAACCCTGGCCAACACAACCGTATTCTGCATCTTTAGCTTTGGGGTGTTTTAGCCTGGTCATATCTTCAACATCATGAAGACAATGGTCTGCCGGAATGATGTCGTTATATTTACAGGGAGTACCTCCCGGTGTCACCGTACTGCGACGCGCCAGCTGCTTAATACGCGGGTCCGGACGGTCATATGTCTCCGGCAGCGGAAGGCCTTCACCATATGCCATGCTGTTTGACTGGCCAGCCAGCGTAATCACGTAGTAATACTCCGGGTCGCTGGTGGCGCTGATAACTGTGCCTTCTCCATCCGACGGCTTCACCACCACAGGTGTGGTGACATCACCTTCCGCCGCAATGGCCTGCATCAGGGTATAAGGCGTGATGGCCACCGGGCTGCCAAATGGCTGCCACCCCTCCTTCAGTTTTTGAGTCAGTCGCTCCGCAAGGTCTGACGGCGACGCCGCCCTGACCACGTCATAGTGTTTAAATGCCATGAATCCTCCCGGTCGGGATAATGTTGTGAGTCAGATAAGGGGCGGGCTGAAGTCCGGAAGTTACAGGACAATGACAGAAGGAAGACTACAGCCCGCAATACGAAAAAGGCCGCGCAGTTGCGCAGAGTGATTACTGTCGGGTATTATTCGCCAGCTGAAAAATTGATTACTTCACGTTTTGTTGTTTATTCCTTGCTGCCCGCATCTCACCATGCGGGCTTTTTTTATCCATAAGAAAGCCCCTCCGGAGAGGGGCTGGAGTAGCGCTATGTACCGTTCATTGCATGATGCCGGGTGCCTCCCGGTGAGTTCAGCCCGGTGCCACCGAACCCGCGTCATTCTCGCTAACGATCATCAGAGACCATACCGTACACCAGCCGCCCCTCCGCACAGGGGGATTCATCATGCAGAAATTTTTTAACAAATTCTCAGTCGGGAAGACAACCTTCAACTGACTGAATTGTGAGCAACATAGCATTTAACGGGGAACCTGTTTTCTGCAGTAAAAAGGCCCACCGGAGCGGACGGGCCTGGAAGGATAGCGGTCATGTGATGCCGGTTTCCCGGTAACTCAGCACCGGTATCTGAGTCAACGTTTTCTCTACTGGGTCATTTCCGATACGCCCTGCCTGCTGACAGGCTTTCATCACATCTGAAAATATAGCACCCTGACTGATACTGTAGTACCCAAGGTTCCAGAAACTGTGATGTATCCGGCACAGAAAAGCCCCTCCGGAGAGGGGCTGACGCTGCGTATCTGTATCATCATGCGCATGGTGCCGGGTGCCTCCCGGTGAGTTCAGTATCAGCACCTGAACCCGCACAGAAAGGATAAGGGATGTAACCAAACACCTGTCGCTGATATGCCCCTCCGCTCAGGGGGATTCACCATGCCAGTTTCTTTTAACAAACTCCCCGCAAATCAGACAACTGTCAACCGTCTGAATTGTGAGACATTTAAAATTTTCGGGGCAACAGGAAGACAATCATCACGACACCGGCAACCAGCGACCGGCACCAGATTTAACGTATGTGCACACAACCTGAACCGGCATCAAAAAACAAACCGTGCACTGACAGAAAACGGGAAACCTCCGTCCGCTGATCATCACTCATTAAGGACCACACAAAGGCGTTATGCTCATCTTCAAGTTTCCGTCTTCTTGTTTGCCTTACAAGCAACTCAGCCGTCACCTGTACAATGTCAATGACCTCCTTCTCTTCAGCAATGTACGGCCTGTTCCAGTTGTCTGTGTTAATCTTCTCCGTCACCGGCGCTGACTTTTTGCAAGTTTCCCCATTAAACCCGACGCCATAAACAACAACATCATCGCTTTGCTTTTCGTTATCAATAATGACGAATAATACAGAAACCGATGTATCAGCGAACCCGCCTGAAATCTGAACCAACTCAACAACGCGGTTGCCAAAATACTGACGCATTGCCAGCTCACCACGCCTGTAACCAACCCCGGGAAAGCACAAAAAAAATGAAAATCTTGCCTTCATGCTCGCCAGAACATAAAACGCGTCATCCAGAACACCGGAGGTCTTTTTATAAGGCATCATCGCTGAAATCTTCTCCCTGATATCCGCGCTCTGTGCTTTGTACTGTAGCGAAAAAGGCGGATTCATGATGACACAATCGAACGTGTCCGTGTCACTGACATCATCGATGGCGTTGAAGAAATTTTCATTGACCGTCTTCACTGTGGCATCCGGGAAATTATCCGGGATATGCACCAACGGAGAGGCCTGTATATCCACAGCATACAGACTTCCCACCGTGAGAAACTGCTCCAGTTGCCCGGAGCCACACGCACCATCAAAAATACTCAGGGGCAGATCACCACAATATTCCCGCACTTTTTCAGCGACAAACCGACGCAAAGGAACGGACGTGATGTACTCTGCGTATTTTCTGGCGACATCGCGATTATTGGACTCCTGAAAAACCATTTGTGAAAGGCTCTGTGGTTGATATGCGCCGGGCGTGGCGCGGAGGCAAAAAAGGCCCACAAAAGCGAGCCAGGAAAAATAAGTGTGGTGCGTTGTACTGGATTCGAACCCGTGACCGATTGCTTAGAAGGCAATTGCTCTGTCCGGCTGAGCTAACAACGCAGTGTACAGATAATGGACCGCCATCGAGGACTCGAACCCCGCGCAACCAGCTTCGAAGGCTGGCGCTCTATCCCGATGAGCTAATGGCGGTATGTGATGGTGGCCCTTGCTGGATTTGAACCAGCGACCTGGCGATTATGAGTCGCTCGCTCTCACCACTGAGCTAAAGGGCCGGGCGCAGGATAATAACGGTACGTAACTAATCCTGCAATATCATCCGTTCTGACTGGCTAAATCCTGAACTTCCCTGACCGTCTGCTCAAAACGTTCAGTCTCCAGCTCAACGCCAGTTGCACGACGCCCCAGCGCCATCGCTGCTTTGACTGTCGAACCCGACCCCATGAAAAAATCTGCAACCAGGTCACCCGGACGACTGCTCGCGCTGATTATCTGCTGCAGCATTTCTGCCGGTTTTTCGCACGGATGTTTCCCGGGATAGTACTGCACCGGTTTATGCGTCCACACATCGGTGTACGGCACCTGCGCCGTCACACCGAAATACCGCCGCAGATGCTTATATTCACTCTGCAGTTCCGTATAGTGTCGGTTCAGTTCACTGTATGTGCTGACCAGTTGGTGATGTGGCTTTTCCAGTTCTCCGCGCTGATGCTTCTCTTCTGCCACCCGGGCAAACAGCGCCTGTAATTTCAGATAATCGCTTTCGTCCGGTAGCTGCCACTGACTGGCACTGAACCAGTGCGACACCATGTTTTTCTTTCCTGTGGCATCAGCAATCTGTTTTGCCGTTATCCCCAGGGCAGCACGTGCATCACGAAAGTAAGCAATCAGCGGGGCCATCACATGCTGTTTCAGTGCCCTGCCCTTCGCCTCATACCCGGCATCTTTCGGACGATACGGCCCCTGATAATGTTCCGCGAACAGAATGCGCTCTGTGGCGGGGAAATACGCCCTCAGGCTTTCCTTGTTGCACCCGTTCCAGCGTCCGGACGGCTTCGCCCAGATAATATGGTTCAGCACACTGAAGCGTTCACGCATCATGATTTCAATGTCAGATGCCAGGCGATGGCCACAGAACAGGTAAAGACTTCCGGCAGGTTTCAGCACCCGCCAGAACTGCGCCAGACACTGGTCCAGCCACTTCAGGTAATCATCGTCGCCCTTCCACTGGTTATCCCAGCCCTCAGGCTTCACTTTAAAGTACGGCGGGTCCGTGACTATCAGGTCAACAGAATTTTCGGGTAACGACCGGATAAATTCCAGGCAGTCGGCGTTGATTAACTCACAACTGGATATTTTTACAGTATTAAGCATGGATCATTAAGCCTGTCTCTGATAGGCTCATTCTGCTTTTGCGCAAAGCAGTGGGCCTGAGGTTTGCTTGTGATCCGGACGCATGAGCAGATGGCTGGTGAGTGCCCCTAACACCCACCAGCCGCCCATTTACCACAAATAAAAAAGCCTTCAGGACTGAAGGCGTCTGTAACAACCGAACTGATAGTCTGCCAGACCCGCCATAACAAGCTGGGTCAGTATTAACTGGCAGCGTTCACGTGAAAGATAAGTATTCTGCGCAATCTCCCCGACTGTCGCCGGTTCGGTGGCACTTAATTCATTAAACACCACTCTGGCGGTTTCTGTCATATCCTGCTGTTTCAGCATGTCTTTTTCCCTTTTCCGGTTAACGTGACACACCAATAACTCTTGTCAAAAAAGCCAGCAAGCTGAAAGACCGGTATTCACCACCACCAGCGCGTTTACTGTACTGACGAGATTTTCGGACATAAAAAAAACCACCTGGCGGTGGTTTTTTCTTACTTTGCCATCGCGTACAAAATCGGCAAAATATCAGATTTATACGAAACATACGCGATTTAATTGACTTTTGCAATATCTCGTCGTGAAAAGGTCGCTTTTTGTTGCGCTCTTATTTTCACGGAGCAAATCAAGGATTCTCTATCGAGGCGCTTAAAAATATCGCACATCTCACGCCAGTAGTTCGCATAATTATGGCTCCAGTTATCAGGCTTAACTCCACACAGTCTGGCAAGCTCCTGTCTCTGGTAGACCTCACACCCGGTAACCCATCCTCTGACATCCTGTGCCGCCAGCCAGATCAACTTCTTCACACGCTCCAGCGTTTTCACTGCAATTTTTCTGGAGCCGGACTGAGTTTTAAATTCACTCCACACCCACTGTGTTATGGTGACCTGATCTTCCCAGCAAACATTTCCACTGTAGCACCACAGTAACCACGCCTTCTGATGTTCTTCCAGTTCCAGAACGGCACGCCGCCACGATGATGTTGCAAACTCAACCGGACTGACCAGAGCAATTGACGTCCCTTTCGCCAGTGATTGTTTGCCCGGGATCGGTGGATTATCCCGCGTGATCATTTTTCCGGTTACCTCATCGCGGTAACGAATTTTTTTACGTCTGTAACGCCCTGTATCGAACAGGGCATTTTCCTGCCAGGCTTCCAGCTGGCCTTTTGTCGACCCACTGAGATCCGCAGTGGCAATCATGAGTTGCTCACGAACAAACTGTAAATACTGGCTATTCATGCACACCCACCTCTGTAATTCTTATCTCCAGCCGTCCACCAGATACTGGCTGGCCACGTACAATATTGATTTCATCAAACTGCTCATCGTCCATTAACATTCCCGCATGCGTCAGCGCATCCAGCGGCGCTTTCAGAATATTGTCCAGGTCACGACGACGCTTATCCGGTGGCTCTGCAATAATTTTTATTGCCAGCCGTCCGGACAGTCTTAATTTCAGCCGCTGCTGGCGAACAATAAGCGCCACTGCACGGCGATAACGCTCCCCGGCTTTTGATACAAAATATGTGCTGCCACGGCGTCGCCAGTAAGTGTTCACCGTCGGCGGGTAAGGTAAAACCAAATCTATGAGCATCAGTCACCTCTTTTACCCGAGCACGCCAGTCGCAAAGGCGTGATCAAGAAAACGAAAAATTAACTCAATCTGAGAGCCGTACTTTTTCTCAAACTCCAGCGGGTCTGCATGAAGTTCGTTGTGGTGCTCCCGGCACAACGGTAGCGTGAAAATATCGTGGGCCTTTGTTCCCATTCCCCCCTGACCATGGCCAATCAGGTGATGCGGATCGTCGGCTGGCTTACCACAACACGCGCACGGCTGTGTCTTAACCCAGCGCGTGTATTTCTCATTAACCCAACGGCGACGTTTAGGCCGCCTCATGAACGATTCAGGAGACTCCGGATCAACGGCGATACTGACAACCGTTTTTTTCTGTGGTGGATTTTGTTGCTGGTGGACGTGAAGTGGCAGCGCAATATTTTTTGTGCGCTGCTTCAGTATGCTGATGGCTGTCTGTTCTCCCGGTACGATGTCACTCTCACGGTATACGGAGCGGATTTTTCCCACCGGTAATCCCAGTGAACGACGCAATACAGACTCCGGAAGCGCATCAGCCACCTGATTGCAGACCGCCCACCAGCATAACTCTGCCAGCGACAGTTCCCGCTCCTGTGTGCCATTCATTGCGTGACGTATGACATCAATCATCCAGGCTGCCAGATTCTGCTGAGCAAGTTGATCGAGTGATTCTGATGTCTGGTCGCGCTGCTGGTTGTCACAGTGCCAGCACAACACCATCGCGCCGGTACCGTAACGGTGAATGACGGTTTCGCTGTGATGATAATCGCCATGTGGCCACTGGCAGGATTTCACGTGACGTAATAACCAGTCAGACAGTGCACCTGCACCCCCCGCAGCACGAATCACCCGTTCGTTGCTGAAAAATGGCAGTAATGTTTTATCCTCTGCCAGCGACTGTCGAACGGCGGGAACGACTCCGGACGGCAGACCGCGCATGTTTTTCGGTTCCGGCTCCACCAGTATTCTGCCGTTATGGAATGCTGACATTGATTCACGGCCCGGCTTTAGGAGCACCATCCCGAGTTCTGGCACCAGAACAGGTCGAAGTAATACCCGCACGTTACCTCCAGATGCGCTGCTGGAATGTGCGGGACGGACGCGGTGGGCGTTCGGAATAAGGGAGCCTGACGGAGATTATCCAGTGGCGACGGTCAAGACTGAGAGCTTTCTCAAACTCATACCCGCGTCTGCGGTAGTTCTGAATCAACCATTCGGCCTGTTCTTCAGTGCATGGGGCATGCTGGAACCAGTCAGATTTGAATGCATGAGAACGCCGCCCGTGCCTGCTGGCAGGGGCGGCGAAGTTATCCGAATTGTGTAATTTTGTATCGTGCGCCATCGGTTGTCTCTGCTGGCGCAGCAGGTGCCAGTTGTTCAGGCTGGCGTGCGGATTGTAAACCAGAATACGGGGGTAACACAAAGCCCGCCTCTGTGGGCTTGATTATTAAGCCGAGCCCGGCACATACCAAGGGAAATAAATATCACTTAACGACGTGTGTTTGAGAACAGAGTCCACCGCCAATTTCAACGTCAACGACATGAAATTCTCAAAATACCATGAATTTTCTACAAAGAACTTTTCATCGATCGCCCCTCCATTAATGATATCAAAGTCCGTAATCAGCTCCATCTTTAACTCAAAAGATGGTTCTTCATCACCGACAGGCTCTCCCTCTCTATCAGGATACCCTTTTATCGATGGCGAAAACCCAATCCGAAACCAACTGGTACCATCATCATCACGCCCCGAAGCAAATTTAAGTTCCTCAATCGAGACCTTAAAAAAACCTCCATCATCACTAGTGTTATCCCTGAAACTACTGGAAACTATATCGAAACCAGCATACTTAATATTTTTTAACATCAGTGACGTATCCATCGCTCACTAACCTCTTTCCTTTTTGTTCTTACTGAAGATGGAACAACATAATTAAGAAGAAATACGCCATCCCAAACAAGTGTATCTGCCGTTTCTTTATTTTCGGGATGAGAATGAACTTCTTTTTTACCTGCAATCTTTTCTTCAATGGCTTTACGCACATAATCATTAAGCGTCGTCTTATCCATCATTGCAGCCAAAAACGCTTTCTTATGAAGATCGCGACCTATTCTGATGTTAAAAGTACCACTCATTGGTTTATCAGGAGATTTACCCAACTGCTTGCATGTATCGAGGTAATCTGTAACAGCCTCTTCAAAAGCTGCCCTTAACCCATCCAGTGTTTCCGCTTCGTAGGTTACAACATCGTTTACACACTGAATTTTCCCATGAAGTATGTTATCTTCAAGAGAAATCTCAATGCTACCAAAATAACCTTTATAACTCAGCACATTACTCATAACTATCAATCTCATCCAAAAGATTTTTCACTTCTTTAAGCACATATCCTTTAACAATATTGCCAGGATGTGGGCAATGAAAAGCCACAAGCCTTCCATTACCATTGGCAAACTTCCTTCTTGAGCCTGAGCCGGTAAGCATTTCGAAACCATAATGCCCAAGCAACGTCACGAGTTCATCCCATGTAAAATCCTTTGGAAGCTGATTCAGACGCCCCCTCAACTTCTCTTTTTTGCTCATTTAAAGTATATCCCTTCCCCCACCAATAGCAACTAATAATCAGTTGCAAACTCAGCGCGATAAAGAAGCATAAGAATCCTGCACCTAATACATAACTTAAGAAAACACGTGTGAGCATGAAAATGCTACAATAATGTTTAAATCACTTACCAGTAAGGTTAAGTGCGGGTGCGTTGAGGATGCCTGACACATCAGAGGTAGCGGGAGATTACTCTCCCGCCTGGTCACTCTTACTCATCAGGTTCGTAGACTGTGAAAACAGCGACCTCCGTCTGGCCGGTTCGGATTCGTAC